ATGTTGTTGTATCATTTTAAAAACAGAGGTTATCGCGGTTATTCAATTAATCGTATGGATAAAGAAATGAATAAATTATCTCCGGACGAAAAACTACTTGGCGGAATTCCAAATAACTCCCCTGACATTATTAATAGACATTGGACCGGAATAGAATCATACGTAAACAATTACGTTGGAGAGTACGTACACGAGGGAACGGGTCAACGAATGAGAGAAGAAGGTGAAATTGGCGATATGCCGTTTATCAGAACATTGTCGGATTGGTTAAAATTCAACATCAAAGACAGAACAAAATTTGATGCTTCCATATCATCAGGATTGGCAATTATGGCGGTAAATCGAAACAATTACAAGAAAGTTGAAGAAAAAAAACCATTTACATTATCTATAAAAAAATACGATAATTACTCAGGACGTCATTAATTAAAAAATTTTCTCTATTTTTGTATCATAATCGACTAATTTACAAATGGAAAGCAACAATTCTCAGAAATTAGAAATCACAGGAACTCCTAAATACCCAAGTCCATCAGATTCATTTGAAGTAAAAAAAACAAATGCTTGGGGCTTAGCTTTTGCAAGAGCGATAGAAAGCGAGTGGTTTTACAAATATGGTGGCGCGCCTTGTGCGTTTTATACACAAAGAGAACAATTCAGAGAGCGTAGAGCTTATGCAAAAGGACTTCAATCGACCAAAAAGTATATTGATACCTTGGCGGTTAACGGAGATTTGAGCTATGTAAATTTGACAGGAATCAGACCTATTACCATTATGCCAAAATTAGTCGATGTGGTGGTAAACGGAATGATGACAAGAAATTATTCTATTCGCGCATTTTCTATTGACCCAATCTCACAAGACGCCCGTGAAACTTATCGAAAAGAAGTTGAAAAAGACAGAATTACAAAAGACATTTCTGTTAAAGCAAAAGAAACTCTTGGAGTAGATATTTCATATTTGCCAATTGACCAAGTGCCGGAAATTATTTTGGGAGGTACGAGCGTGTAGATATGTGAAAAATATATTTTAGCTTAAAGCCTTCCGTAATTGGGAGGCTTTTTTATTTCGAGTGGTGACAAAATTGGCTACGCGCCTCCCTTGGAAGGAGGAGATTGAAGGTTCGAGTCCTTCCCATTCGACAAAACAGAAAGGTCTGTTTATTCACATTCGGAGTCGAGAAATAAACCGCTGGCGCAAGCGTTCCGAAAGTGCAAATTACAGATTGGTGTAGCGGTAACACACAAGACTTTGACTCTTGCATCATAGGTTCGAATCCTTTATCTGTAACTAATATGGTGTTATTGCGCTTAGTGGTAAGGCGGTTAGGCTGTGAACCTAATTACATCGGTTCGAATCCGATATAACACCCGAAACATTTATTTTTTTTTTGCGGACGTGGCTTTATTGAGAATTGGCACATCTTGGCGGTTTAGACCCGTTAGCTTTGGAGGTTCAAGTCCTCTCGTCCGTACCAATGCGATTATAGGCTAACGGACAAACCTATTGGCTACGAACCAATCATTCCAAGTTCGAATCTTGGTAATCGCACAAAAAAGCCTCTAAAATTAATCAGAGGCTTTTTTAATGAAAAATCCGAGTTGTTAGTTGTGAACTATTTGATAGTGTACTTTGACTGGGTGGTTGATTGCGCTCGTGCCTACGTTTGTAACGCGTACTTTGAAATAACCTCTTGCATAAGATTCAACTGTTGCAATTGGCAAACCGGTCGTTGAAATTGCAGATGCAGCAGCAATAGTTGCGTCTAAATCACCTGAAACATTCGCTGCGGTAATTGTAGGGAACGTGTCTGTGTCAGCTACAAAAGTCAAAACTCCGGAATTAGCTGTAACCGTAATTCCTAAAGCCAATAATGTCGCTCCGTGAGAAGTTACAAAGTTGTTTCCGGAAGTGGTTAAGTTTGTAGTGAATGTGGCTAAATAATTTGTTCCACCTACAATGATGTTCGCGGTTCCACTTGTGCCTGTTAATGTCACGGCTCTGGAAGTGATTCCGGTCAATGTTGGGTACTCAGTTGTTAATGAAATCTGAGTTACGTTTTGTGTTACGCTGTTATCGATGTAGACGACGATAAGTTGGAAAAATTGGTAAAATCAAGACAAGAGTCATTTGTTTCCATAAAAGAAATGCTTGGTATTTGGCAAAATTCTCCTAACGCGCCAAGTAATACAAAATTAATAGACTACACCCGTAAACTAATACAAGCCGGAGAAACTACTTCTGTAGTGCTTAGAGAGGCGCTTAGAAAGGAAATCGATTTTGAAGAATTGGAAGTTGAACGATTTGGACAAGCAATAAAGAGTAAGCCGGTAATTTATCGTGCTATAAATGAAATTGACTCCGGCATAAAAATACTTGAAAAGCAAATCGAAACAAGTACTGTCGATTTTAAAACAAGAGAATTCAAGCCATCGTTTCCCGAACGCTTCGCAAATCAAGAGTTTTATCCTGATAGAGATTATTACAAAAAATGGTACGATGAAGAAAACGACTGTATTATTTTGGATCCGAAAGGAACAGTAGGTGAAATACTTGTTCTTGATGGATTAAGAGTCGCGTTACCAAAACCACCATCGAATAAAAAAAACATCGCATTTCACAGACTACCAAAAGAACAACAGTATTGGCGTAGGCAAGAAATACCAAAAGGACTTACGCCTGACAACGAAGAAGAATATTCGGAATACATTTTAGAGGAATACCGAAGACGAAAAGAGGGGTTTTGGTTCTTCAATAACGGAAAGCCAACTTGGGTTACACCGGCACATTATTTAGGACTGCAATGGAATGAGATGCTTGAAACTGGCGGATATAAAGATTTCAGATACGCACAAGCATCAATGTATTACCATGCATTGGCTTGTATTATTGACCCAAGAAGTGTAGGTATGATTTTTTGTAAAGGTCGTCGTAGCGGGTTTACTGAGATGGCGCTTGACCACTTTATTCACTACTCTACAAGCGTAAAAAATAAAGCGTTTGGTATAACCTCAAAAACCGAAGCGGATGCTTTAAAAGCGTTTACAAAATACTCGTATGCAATTAGAAACTTACCATTCTTTTTTATACCGGTTGTCAAGGGGAAAATTGATGATGTTAAAAAAATGGAATTTGGTAAGCCGTCGGATAATTCAAAAACCGCAAAGCAAAAACGAGACACTCACACAAACGATTATCTAAACGTTATAGTCGATTTTAGAGCAACCGCAACACTTGCCTATGACTCTACTGCCTTGTATTTGTATATGGGAGACGAGGCTTCAAAATGGGAAAGACCAAACAATTACGAAGACCATTGGAACAATATAAAACCCACGATGGTTCAAGGTGGTAACGTAGTAGGAAAAGCTTTAATTGGTTCAACTGTCAACGCGCTTGAGAAGGGCGGAACGCAGTTTCAAAACCTTTATTATGGCTCAGATGTGGCACAAAGGAACTCAAACGACAGAACAACTACCGGTTTATATTCTTATTTCTTGCCGGCTCACAAAAACTACGAAACTTTTACAGATAAGTATGGGGTTTGTCACGATATTGTCGCGCCCGGACAATCATTTATCAACGTAATTGTTTACGTATGATTCTATTCCGGTCCAATGTCTATTGATGATGTCAGGGGAGTTATTTGGAATTCCGCCAAGTAGTTTTTCGTCCGGAGATAATTTATTCATTTCTTTGTCCATACGATTGATTGAATAACCGCGATAACCTCTGTTTTTGAAATGATACAGTAGCATTTTTTTATTGTTTTCGACAAGTATCGGCATAGAATAAAACACACACGCCATAAGCACATCTTCAAAAAACATTTCTGAATCTTTTGGTCGGGCAATGTACTCTAAGAAGAATGTATTACTTGGCGAATCGTCTATATTAAAACTCGTTAATCCGTGCAATGCTCCTTTAGAACCTAAGTTATATTCAGTACCGTTTTCAGTTGCTACTAATTTAGAATCTACTACTGCTACTTGGTCATAAGGGTCACAACCAAACGCTCCGACTTGCTCAAATAAAGGAAATTTACAACTTCCGCCAAGCCCAAAAGGAGTAGGTTTTATCGTAAATTTGTTTCTCATTTCTTCCGGCGGAATCCAATAAATCAAAAATCTTCCGCGTTCTTCCGGTCGCCAAATTACCTCTGTGTCCGGCTCATTATCTTTCCAATAGAAATTACCGCGGACTAACTTTTCGTCAATTCGCACGTTTTTATTGTGAATGATTTGCTGAGTGATTTTTTCTACGTCGAATAATTGCTCTTGGATTTCATCTCTAAATGCATCGTCGATTGTTATAGGCTCCAAGCGCCTACTATTATTGTAGGCTTTTCCGCCCATTTTTCTTGCAGACGCAAATTCATTCTCTAAATATTGTAGCGCGCCAATTGTCATTTTTATTCCTTGGGCATTATAGAAAAATTCTCCCGGCTTTACTATTTCGTGACAATATCCATAAATATCGGTATAGTCTTCCATATTTTTATGTGCCGGCAAAAAGAATGAATAAAGACCGGTAGATGTTCTTCCATTGGCATTTCTATTACTTACATCTGAACCATAGTATAACGCTTCGAATTCAGCCCCCCCTTTGTCTTTTGGATTCAAAGTCGAACCCATAAAACACTTTCCAACTACTTTTCCTCCGGTTGCTAACGTTGGTTTTACGTTTCCCCAATGGTCAATAATATTCTGTGGGCGCTCTCTTTTACCTCCCTCGTCACATAAGTATCTTTTAAGTCTTATTGAGTC